AGTTGAACCATACATAAAAACAAGAGAAGGAGAACACAGAAACAGACTGGATGAGTGTCCCATTGACGATTTACTTCTCTATGGGGGTTTGGATTCTCTCTTTGGTTTCATGTTATTCGATGAGCAAAGGAAAGAAATTTCACGGAAATCAGATTTAAAACGTGGAAACAAATTGTTTTTTGATGGGGTTTTAGCACTTTGCGAGGCAGAAACAGTTGGCATAAATGCAGATAGAAAATATTTTGAGGATGAATGGAAAAAACTCACAGAAAAAATTGATGCTTTAGAAGCAGAATTGCTTTCGACTGAAGAAGCAAAGATTTTTGAAAACCATGAAAACAGGCAAATAAAATTAAAATCCACAAAGGATTTGAACACACTTTTGTATGATCTTTTGTCGCTTACTCCCACGAAATTGACGGACAAAGGGTCCAATGCAGTTGACATGGAGGCCCTGAACATTATCCAAACAGATTTCACAAAGAACTTGATCCCGTATCGAAAATTACTTAGAACAAGGGACACCTATCTTGCTCAATTTAAAAAGGAGATTTGTCCTGATGACAGAATGCACCCGACTTTCAACTTACATTTCGCCAGGACATATAGATCCTCATCGGATTCTCCTAACTTTCAAAACATTCCTGTCAGAGATATAGAATCAAAACGATCTACACGAATGGGACTTATTCCAAGCAAAGGAAATCAAATACTTGAAGTAGACTACGGAAGTCTTGAAGTTCGCATAATGGCTTGCCACACAGGTGACCCCGTTTTAATGGATTACCTTATAAAAGGTGGTGATATGCACAAGGACCAAGCGATTGATATTCTTAAACTCCCCGCAGATGAAATAACAAAGGATTTGCGGTTTCATTCGAAAAACTCCGTCGTGTTCGCTTTCTTTTACGGATCATGGTTTAAACCATGCGCAGATGGCCTTTGGAAAAATATCAAGGGGTTGAAAACAGTAAGTGGAGTAGACATTCATGATCACCTTAGAAATCTGAAATTACCGCACGTTACTTATGCAGATCCGAAAGTGTTAGGACCTTTCGAATTGCATATGCAAGATGTTGAAAACAGGTTTTGGAAAAAATATACCGTAACAAAAGAATGGTATGAAACAGAAGAGGAAGCATATCGTAGAAAAGGGTACGTTTCCCTGAAACGGGGTTTAGGCGTGGTGGGTATTTAAAGAGAAATCAAATTCGGAATACACCCATTCAAGGCAGTGCTTTTCATTGTTTACTTTGGTCTTTTATAGAATTGACAAAAGCCTTTGACAAACTCGGAATGAAATCAAAGATAATCGGGCAAATTCATGATAGTATAGTACTTGATTTGACTCCGGATGAATTGCCAGATGTTCTGAGATTGTGTCATGACATTATGACTATAAAACTCAGGGAGGAATGGGATTGGATTACCGTTCCATTGGAAGTAGAATTCGAACTAACACCAGTTGATGGTGCTTGGTTTCTCAAAAAAGAATTGAACAAAATTTTGTATTAGGAGGCCGATATGAAAATTTGTAAATACCGATTGAACGTTATTGACAAACAAGAATTCTTGGTCCCAAAAGGAACACAATTTCTATCTGTCGGTGTTCAAGATGGAATAGTAACCACCTGGGCTCTTGTATCCGACACCACAAAAGAACAACAAAAGGTCACATTTTATATAATTGGAACCGGAAACCCAATTCCTGATGATTACAAATTGATGGCAAAAGCAAATTTTCTTGGGACTATCCAACAAGGAATTTTTGTATGGCACGTTTTTATGGAGGTGTAAAATGGGACGGAAACGAAAAGGGGATATGTCTCCGAATAAACTAAAGGTGAGCTACACGTTTTCCGCAGAACTGGTCCAAAAGATTTTGGCAGAAGCAGATAAAAAGCGGAAACCTGTTTCTCAAATTGTAGAGGATATTTTGGAAAACCATTATAACAAACCCGTTGAATCCCCTGTGGGGAGGCTTTTAAGGAGGTTAAATGAACCAACCGTTGCATCTCAAGTATCGCCCCAATGATCTTGGAAGTTTTATCGGAAACGAGGAAACACTTTCCTCCTTGTTTTCTGTCATTTCGAAACCAGATGGAAGGCCCAGGACTTACCTATTTCACGGTCCGAGTGGTTGTGGAAAAACAACCCTTGCTCGGATAATGAAAAAGTTTTTTGAAATAACTGACCAAGACTTTCACGAATTCAATGCGGCCAATACACGGGGTATAGACACTATAAGAGAAATACGAACCACGTTGGATTTCAAACCGTGGATGGGCAAGATGAAAATTTACCTTTTGGATGAAGCCCATAAGGTAACGAACGACGGTCAAAATGCCTTATTGAAAATGCTAGAGGATACCCCGGAGCACGTTATCTTTATTCTTTGTACAACAGAACCTGAAAAACTGTTAAAGACAATCCGAACAAGGTGCACCACTTTTCAAGTAAAGCCCTTGCAAAAACACCTTATGATGCGTTTGTTAAGACAGGTCTTGATTAAAGAGGGTTATGAAGTCATAGGCTATGGCCCTATTTTAGATGAAATCATACGGGTTAGTGAGGGATTGCCTCGAAAGGCTTTGGTTCTTTTGGATCAAGTTATCGGGCTTGATTTGGAAGAAGCTAAAGTAGCAATTGAAAAATCCATTATAAGTGAAACAAAAGTGATTGATTTGTGCAGGAAGCTTTTGGAAAAAGGCCCGAATCTTTGGGATAGAGTAGCCGCTACCATAAAGGGTTTGGATGACGAGCCTGAATCTATTCGTTATGCTATTCTTGGTTATCTTGGAACAACACTTTTGAACACCGGGGATGCCAAAGTTGCACATATGATTTCAATTTTCTCCGAATCGTTTATGTACACAGGACGGGCCGGTTTAATCGCAACGTGTTTCCTGGCGTGTAAATCATAGGAGGTAAAAATGATTAGAGAAGAAAAAGCAAAGACAAAACTTTGTCCGTTCACATTTGCTATTCCAATGAAACAAGTTTCAATAGACGAATACAAATGTACGGCTTCACAATGTATGGCATGGAAAAGCCTTGATAGCGATCTCACAGGTTATGGCTACTGTAAACTGATCGACAAATGAAAATCTATCTCGTAAACAAACCGAGCAAAGTGACCTGTCAATCCCTTTGGGAACTGAAAGCCAACAGACTATTTTCTTATTATTCGATCATAACACCTGATTGCGCTTATGGGGAAAAAGACAGATTTAATGATTTATTGCAATTAATTTCATGTCAAACGAATGAAAATCATGGTATAATAAAGGAAAAAGGAGAGAATGACAATGAATGAATTCGAAACGGAAATTCAGATTGACAAGTATTCTCTTGATTGGGAATTCGAAAGACAGCCCATGTTGTATCACAAATATGCCACGCTTTTGACAGAAGCGGAAACAAAACGTGATATGCTTAAAAACAAGATTGATGTTGTTCATGCACAATTAAACAGTCTTATCCGTGGAAACCCGAAAGGCTATGGTTTAGAGAAACCCACGGAAACCGCCATTGAAAGCCTGATTGTCCAAAGCGACGAATACAAAAACGCAATTGAGGAACACGGTAATGCAGTTTACGAAACTAAGATTTTGAAAACCGCCGTGGAAAGCCTTATGCAAAAGAAAACCGCTTTGGAAAACTTGGTCAGGCTTTACTTGGGGGAATACTATTCGAAGGAGGTGCCAAAAGAAGTAAAAGAAATGCAGGATAAAAACGTATCGGAGGTGATCAAAGATGAACTAGTTAGGGAGTTTAAAGACCGTGGACGCATTTAAACTAAGTATTATTGACGCAACTATTCTTTCACTATGGTCCATTTGGGCATTAGCCTTTGTGTATCTTTTATGCAGGTCAATTACAATCGCAATTTATTCAGCCTACTGGGATATTAAAATCCAAAAACTTAAAAAACTACATGATCAATTAAGGAGAATTAATAATGAAACTAAGTGAAATGAAAGACCTTATGGTTGACGAGCTTAACAAAAGAATGCAGGAATCCTATGATTCACGTCAGTCTTCTGGAAAGTATAAGGATTTCTTTAAGGAAGATATTCAACTCCCGATTTGGAAAGTAAAAGAGGGGGAACACCTTATTGATTTACTTCCTTATCCTGTCAATCAAGAAAGCCCCCTTGCCAAACGTGGAGAAATAATTGGTCAGGGACGGGAAGTGTATGTCCATGACGGTGTTGGGGTGAACGAAAATCAGTATATTTGCGTGGCCCGAATGTTTAACCAACGGTGTCCCATTTGTTTACACCAGCGTCAATTGCGTGATCAGGGGGAAGATCCGGAACTTCTCAAACAGTTTAACCCCAAACGCCGTGTGGTTTATAACGTTCTTGTCTATGACACCAAGGAAGAAGAAGACAGGGGGGTTCAAATCGCTGTAATCGCCCATTACTTCTTTGAAAGGCACATTACTGAATTGGCTCGTTCCCCCCGTCAGGGTGGCCGAAGTGGGGTTGTAAATATCTTTCACCCCAAATTTGGAAAGAGTGTAAGTTTCCGTAGAGAAGGAGCTGGTGCCAAAAATACTTCTTATTTGGGACACCGTTTGATTGATCGTGAATATGAAATTCCGGACTCTATTCTGGATAGCACTTACTGTCTTGAAGATATTATTCACATTCCCTCTTATGACGAAGTTTATGAGGCCTTTCATGGAAAGGGTGTCACAGAGGAAGTTTCTACGCCTCCGGAACGCCCCTCTTTGAGGACTCCCCGTAAACCCGAACAGGACGCACCCCCCGAAAATCCTACCCCTCCTCCTACGCCACAAAGAGTGCCTGAAAAGTCAAGCGATCAATGTCCCGATCCTAACGGGAAATTTGGCGTGGATATTGACAAAGTTGCGGCTTGCAATGCCTGTATTGCTTATGAAGCGTGTTTCTCTGCCAATACTGCAATCGAAGCCGCCGAACGTGAAAAACGTCGCCAAGCGATTTTAAGGAGAAGCCAAGGTGGGTCTGCTAAAGAGAACAGTTGATGAAATAACCGAAACAATTGAAAAGGGGGGGGAAACCCCCCCTAAATCCCAAAAACTTTTCATTTCTACTGGTTCTACTTTACTTGACTTGTGCATTTCAGGAAAAGTAATTTACGGTGGGGGATTGCCAGGAGGAAACCTTGTTGAAATCTATGGGCCTAGTGGGGCTGGTAAAACAAGCCTTATTGCCGAGCTTGCTGCTTCTTGTGCAAACAAAGGTGGGGATACTTTATTTCTTGATCCAGAAGCCCGTTTAAATCAGGAATATTCCCGTATTTACGGAATGGAATTGCTCGAAGAAAACTATATGCGTCCAGATACCGTAACGGAAATGTTCGAAATTATGTGGAATTGGAAACCAAGACAGACGATAGCTATAAATGGAATATTTGCAGACTCCCTTGCGGCCTTATCTACCAAAATGGAAATGGAGGAAGAAGACAAATATGGAATGCGTAGAGCGAAAGAGTTCTCCGAGGGGCTTCGTAAAACGTGTCGTCTTCTTGCTAATAGCAACTGGGTTGTTGTTTGTAGCAATCAATTACGAGAGGGGCCATCAGGGGAAACTACTCCCGGTGGAAGAGCAATCCCGTATTATTCTTCGCTAAGAATTCGAATCGGTCCTCCTGCACAAGGAGCAAAAATTGTAAAAACCGTGACTCTTTCGAATGGTAAGAAAGCTGAAAAGATAATTGGGATTAGGAGCAATTGCATTATCAAAAAGTCGTCCCTTGATGATCCATTTCGAACCTGCATGGTATCAATTATTTTTGGTTATGGGATTGATGACATTCGGGAAAACCTTCAGTACATCAAGGACAATCTTGGATTGAAAACTTATAAAGCAATTGACAAAGAGTTTCAATCCTCTGAAAAAGCCATTGCCCATATCGAAGAAAACAATTTGCAACAGGATTTGAAAAACGAGGTAATCTCTCTCTGGACTGAAATTGAAGAAAAATTCAAGGTTGACAGAAGGAGAAAAGAAAGATGATCCTTGTAAAACCGTCTTTCCTACTTATAGACGCCCCATATTACCTTGACTTAGTCGCAAAGGTAGAGTTTGCAGGAAGGGTTTGTTACAAAAGCGAAGCCAAGATAAAAGACACAAACTCCTCTCTATCCTTTGTCCGTGGCCTGATAAAATCGGGGCACCATTCAGTTATCGAGCATGGGAGTATTACCGCTAAACTGATTGTTGACAGGGGGGTAACACACGAATTAGTCAGGCACCGATTGGCTTCTTATTCTCAGGAAAGCACTCGGTATTGC